ATTCGAGATCAAAATGAAGAATATTTGCTACTTGATCTCCAATATCATTTACTTCTACTAATAACCAAGAATCATTATATCCTCTAGCAACTTCATTAATAACACTTGGAAATAACATTGGTTTAATTTCATTATTTCTATACTTTCCTACAACCTTATATGGAAAATTAGTAATATCAAATATAATAAATGCTGAATAATCATTTCCCAGACCACGGGCAACATCAACAGTTATCAGGTAATTGTGATCTTCTTGAGGATTTTCGTAAATATCTAGTCCAGCATTTCTTTTTATTGGATCCTCATAAACAAAGTTTCTAAGTTTTGCTGGATTAATCAGTGTATTAATAGATCCTAAAAATTCACATTCAAATTCAACTTTGAACTGTTGTTCACTTGTGTTAGCAATTGTCTGTTCTTTCCATTTCTCATCTCTTCCAGGAACTTCAGACCAGTGAACATCTGTTGGAACATATTCATTTTTTTTACGCTCTGCATCATGCCACATACGGTAGAAGTGATTCATACCACGTGGAGTAGATACAATAATTACTTTTGTTGATTGTCCAGAAGAAATTGTAGGATAAACAGACGCAAAAAAGTCATCAGCAATATGATTTGGAATGAACGCAAATTCGTCTAAGAAGATGATATTATAAGAACCACCACGAACTGCTGAAGCTGAGGTTGAGGCAGCGACAATTTTGGATCCATTTTCAAGTTCTAAGCTACCTCTGTTCCACTGCAAGACTCCTTGCTGCATCCATTTGGGCAAATTCTCATAAGCGAGTTGTAGACGCTGTAGGAGGTCTCTAGCGGTGGATGCTTTGTTTGCCAAAATAGCAATATTTACATTGTCATTAAAGACTGCATAATGTAGAAGATAAGAAACGCAGGTAGTTGATTTACCTGTCTGACGAGGCATCTTACAGATATTAAATCTGTGTTTATGGAATCTTGAAATTAATTTCTCTTGAAAAGGATAAAGTTCAAATGGAACTAATCCGTGATCAAGAGAAACAATCTTAATATAGTTGCGAGCAAAATATACTGGATCTTCTTTACACTTAAGAAACTCAATGATTTGCTCCTGAGTCCATTGAATAGGTGTATTTGCTCTCTTTAAGTTTGGATTAGAGAGATATGCATCAGATTGTTTAAGTTGAATATCTTTAATTGCCATAAAAACTACCTACTAATCTCTTCCCAGTCCATTGCGGCATAAACATCAGCACCAGCAGTATCAGATGCACATACTAGTGTTAATTCATAAGGAGTTCCAGTCAATCCATTTCTTTCTAACTGAAACTTAAATAATGCTTCTTTCAGAATATCAACTGATGCTGAAGATTGGTTATTTGATGAGAAGAATCCAGATGCTAGAACTCTTCCACCACTTATAGTTCCTCCATCAATCTTATATTCCACAGCACTATCAGGACCAGCACTGACCCAAGTTCCTCCACTAGTAGTTGCTGATGCTCTCACTTGCCAATTATAAAAAGGACCATTTCCAGTTCCTAATAGTGATAGTGCTGTCAAAATTACAATCGCATCTAATCTATTTGGAGAAGATTTGAGACGAATAGAAATCACAGGATAATAAGTTCCAGCAGGAGTTGGTAAATCTACTGGTGCTGTGATTAGAGTACTCACTGCCTGCTGTAATCCACGCAATTCATAACCACCTTCAGAAATTACACTAGAACAAACTTGTTTGAGAGTGCTTGTACTAGTTGTAATTCCACTATTAAAAATTTCATATCTTAAAGGAAGTGATGCTGTTGTGATATAAGTTGATTGAATTAGGTTTGCGTGGTGGAATGAGTGTGCGTGAATAAACTTCCCATCAATCACAAATCCCATTCGAACTGTACCAAGACCCAACCACTCAATATCCATCCAAAGAATTTGTGCTTTGGTAATATCTAATGTAATACCAGAAACACCAGTACCATCTAACTTATCAATGTTCCAGTCATCCTGTGCTACCGCAGTTTGAGTTCCAGTGGATAAACTTCTCTCTACAAAATAAGGTGTTGTTCCATTAATCTCAAAATACATTCCATTATCAGCACCAAAATATCCAACTCTTTGTGTTAGATTTGTTTTTGGTGTGGCAGGAACAAAAGTATTTAAAACGAGCAAAGATTTTCCTGGTTGATATGAGAATGTCTTTGTAGTCTCTCTAATTACCGAGCAACCAGCAGTAGTTCCAATACCTATATTGACTAATCCTTCATTAGTTGAAAATCCAACTGTAGAACCAGTTCCTACAATTAAACTCTCCCAAAGATTATTGTCTCTGTATCTATGAGAACTATCAAACAGAGTAAGTGGTTCGGATGTTCTTGTTCTTCCAAAAGCATCTGGATTTACACTTACAGGAAATCTATTGATATTATCTACAACATTACCATCCCTTGTTGCAATCAAAGGCACTTCAAAGAGTGTTCTTTCCTGATTTAGAAAGTCTTGTTCATTCTTATTCCACTGAGCCATTAATCAATCACTCCACGATAGTCTTTCTGGTCTGTATCTTTGTGCGTTTTTAATTGTTAATGAATTTGATGTTATTGGATATACATTATGAACAATTGCTCCAGGATACTCCCCCTGAAGTTGCTCCGCAAGAGAATTCTTATCCATAATATTACCTTCAACTTCAAGGCGATATAATTTACCTTCCCAAACAACATCCGCAAAAAATGATTCAGTTGCTTGCTCTGGTTGAGAAGATGATCCTACATTTAAGGTCCCGTTAAAGTCTCCGTTGATGGTGATACTCTCTGAAATAAATTGTTGAAATGATTTCATTTTAGTTACAGTTCCAACGACGGAGTGCTTTGTTAATTCTTGAATCTGGATCTCTTGCAGTTTTTGCTGAAGTTAATTTAGACTTCATCCCAGACATACGGCGGCAGAAATTAGCACGACGCTTTGCTCTTTTACCTTTTGGTTTTTTCTCAGTTACTGCAGTTTGAAGTTTTGATCCAGGATTCTCACGACGATAAGCATCTACTGCTTTTTGACTTAAACCATCAGTTCTATCTTTGCGATTAACTTTTTGCCAGTCCTCATTAAATGGTATTTCATCAACTTTAAGAGGTTTTTTAAAAACACCACTATAGTTTGGTAAACTTGATTTATTAGTAGTATATATTGGTGGTTTACTACTTGGTTTTGTAGGCTTCATAGCAGAAGATGGGATTTCGTCTCCTACTTTATATGCTTTTGGACCTCCACCAGAGTATGCGCCCCGCTTACTTGCATTTGGCATTTTATAATTTTCTTGTTGAAATAATTCTTTTCTCCAGTTTGAATATTCTTCATTAACTGCTTCTGTTTTCATTTCACCACTATCAACATAATCTGCTGCGGAATCTAAGTAATCTGCTGCTTTTGTAATTTTTGATTGAACCCAAGCTTTAATATTTCCTTCCCCCTTCATTTTTCTACGAAGTCTTTTTGCTGCAGAAACAATTGTAGAGAGTTCTGAGCGAGCCATTGAGTGCTCGTGATCATACTCTTTAGACTCTGGGAAATTTCCTGGATGTGGGGTATTAGGATCATAATCTTTACCTAAAATACTTGGTAAAGAGTACATATCCCAAAACTTTGGTCCATATTTGCACTCACTACGAGTCTCATCTTTTTTACATTTTGGACAGTATCTAATCATTTCGATTGCCTCAGATTTAGTTCCCCAATTTTTGGCGCCAACTTTACGACACTTAACAAGTGCTCCAGATGCATATGCACTTGGCCAAACATCATATATTGACCTTACTTTGTGGTAACAAGCATCTTTTTTACCACTACCCTTACTACCTTTAGCAAAAGTTGGAACATAGGTTGGACTTGACCCACCAGTTTTTGCTTGTTGCCCCTTATCTTTTTGTCTTTTTCTTCTAACTGCTGATGCAATCAAAGATTTTCCCTTTTTACCTTTTTTCTTCAATGAAGCAAGTCTTGCACTACTAAAACATTTTGGAGTTTTAGTTTCTCCTGGTTCATTAGCACAGGGAGAACCATCTGCTTGAACCCATCCAGGTTTTCCTTCTTTTGAACGAGAACCTTTAAACCAATGATGAAGAGTTCCTTCGGAAACATCTTTAAATTTTTTATGCTCTTTTTTAGCATCAGATTCCATTTTTTTCAGACGAGTATAATAATCTGGAATTTCATCTAAATGTTGAAGGGCAATATCAGTTGCAAGATCCTTATCTTTTGTGTGTTCGTGCTCAATAGGAATTCCCATCTCAAGTTGCTTTTCTATAAAAGAAACATCGAGACGATGCTTCTTCGCAATCTGTTCAACTGATTTGTGAGATTTTAATTTATGCACAATAATAAGAATTACTCTTTATTATTTAGAAAACCTTGCTTTAAAAGTTTTGAGAGTTCTGTAGTTGATCCAAAAAATACTGCATTATTAGTAACATTATTAGTTGTTTTTGTTGATTCATCCTCAACATCTTTTAGTTTCTTTTGAAGATCTATAAGTTTATCAGTCACATCACCAACATTTTTAATTAATTGACCTGCCACTTCATATGCTCTCGGTGATGCAGAATCTCCTGCCAATTCCATAATTCCATTAATTGCTTCCTGACCTTTTTCAATTAAAGAATAAAGATTAGCTCTAGTGTATTCGTAGTCTTTTTTAATATCATCAGGTTTTAAAGTTGATATTTCAATATCCTTTTTTTCAGTTTCAACTTCAACAATACTACTTTCAATATTAAGAGATTGGTCTAATTTGTCATAATTATTTTTCATAATTTATTAAATATCTTGCTGTTGAGTGGGACTATATTCTCTACTATCAAAGAACATTTCTGTACTGCCATCAAATCCGAAATCATCATCCGGACCAGCATCAATTGGGTCTGGAACTACTGTATATCTCATTTCTCTCTTAGCAGTTGTTGTGTCTTGAGAAGCGTAGTAATCAACTTGAACCTTATTAATAAGACCTTCTGTAGATTCTGCAATTGGTCCAAACAAGTAAGTTTTTACAGTAAAATTAAAAGTATAAATTAAAACTCTTCTAGTAGAAAAATCTCCTTCATAATCATCGGTAAATGTCACATTATCTAAAACTATAGGCACATCTTTCTTTTCACCAATAGAATCAACAAGATCTATTGTTAAATTGAAAGATGGTTGAAAAAAAGGTAAAATTTGTTCAACTACTTGCAAAGCATCATCTTGTAATTTTGCAATCAAATTTAATTGAAAACCAATATTATATGGAACTGGCATATAAACCTTCTTTACATTTCCACCACCATCACAAGTATTAAAGGTTTGAGTAAGACTCGACTTTCTTGTTGGATCATATTGTATAGATGTCATTTCAAATGACAATCTAGGTAAAGTCATTGCAATTGGCTTATTCAAATCTGGTTGTTGCTCAATCCTTGCCAGAAATTTTTGAACAGGACCGTATGCTAAAGGAATCTTAATCTGACTAACACTATTACCAGAAGAATCTTTGTGTCTTACGTTAATATTGTTAAATATTGTTCCAAAAGAAACAACAGTCTTTCTAATAATTTCGTGATAAAAATAAGTTCCTAACATTAATAATTACCGAATGGATTTGATTGTGAAAAATCTATAATTTGTTCTGCTTCATCCTGTATTATTTTATTTTCTCCATATTTATCATAAAGATCCCATTGATTATAATCTGATAATGCATATAATGCAGAAGAAGCTGTCCCTACAATAAGTTCTCCAGGAGAAAATCCTGAATTATTTGCTCCAATATTAGCAAAAGATACTTTTAGTATCTTAGTATCATAGTCCCAAGACTTAACTCTTGCTTGAGTTCCTGAAATAGAACCAATAACAATTTCATTAAATATATAGGTACCAACACCACTTAGAGATGGTGGATTATCAATAATAACAATTGGAGTTTCTGTATAACCTATTCCGGGATTAGAAATTCTAATTGTAGATATGGTATTATTTTCACCTATAGAAGCAATTCCAACTGCAGTTTCTCCTAAACCAACAGATCCAGTAATAGTTATTTGAGGATTAGTTTTATATCCACCACCGACATTTGACATAGTAAATTGAACTATTCCATTTTGTACAGTTTCTATAGCACAAGTTGCGGCAGCACCAATTCCTCCCCCACCAGATATTGTAATAATTGGGGGTGTGGTATATCCTATTCCAGCATTAGTTAATATTATTTCTTTTATGGATTTAATTCCACCAAGTGAAGTTGTAATTGCAACAGCGGTTGCATTAGTTCCTCCTGAAGGTGCTGGTGTTATGGACACTGAAGGTGTACTTGTATATCCATAACCATCATTATTTAAGTAAATCCTTCTTACATATCCAGATCCAATTGTTGCTGTTGCAGTTGCAGTTGTTCCAATTCCTATCAAAGATAATGTTGTTATATATCCCTCTTCCTGAACTTGAGTATCTATTTCATTAATATTAGTATCAATAACTTCATCCTCATATTCAAATAATTCACATTTTAATTCATAGACATATAATTTTCCCAACTGATAAAATGGTTGTTCATTCTCAACATATTTAACTTCAAATAACCTCTGCCCTAATGGGAAATAAACTAGATCTCCTTCCTTAGGACGAGTTGATAATTCAATTTCTTCATCACTTTCAGATTCTAAAAATGGAGAAATAAAATCCTCAAATCTCTCTCTTGAAATAATTAAACTTACTTCATCTTTCAAAGAAACACCAAATTTAGTTAAAATATCTCCCTGTCCAGTGTATCCATCATAGTTGTTTATATAAGCTTCTATAGCATAATTATCGTCAAATTTTGAAGATGATATTTCTTTAAGAATAGTTTCTTTTCTTACAAATTTCCTTGGAATGTAAATAACTTCCACACCATAAATTTTAAGCTGCTCATTAATTAACTCTTGAACGAGTCTTTGTTCATTTGGTGATCCTTGAAGAAAAAACGGATTAAGTGCCATTATCCAATAAAATCGTAAGGTGGTAATTCATAATCCATAGACATTCTTTGCCTTAAACTTTCAAGTTCTTTTTCAGCATCATCATACAGTTCCCTACCATTCAATTCTATTCCACCTGGAAGTTTAACTCCTCTAAATTTAATTAGATTTTGCCCCCATTGTCTTTTCATCAATGAAGTTAAATATTTTTTAAGAAAACTATCGTTGTAAACTTTGGTAAAATCATTTGGATTTAAAATTCTATAACAATCTATAATAATAAAAGTATCTTTAGATTTTGAATTCCAATCTATATCAAGATATAATCTATTTTGCCTTTTATTAAATCTAATTTGCTTATCGGTAGAAAGAAGAAAATCAATGTCTTCCAAATAACTTTTTACCATAGCATACTGTAAGAGTTCAACAGAGTTAAAATAATACAAATCATTCAAAAATAATTGATATTTGATGCTCCACATTCCACCGGAAATAGAGCTAGTATCAAATTTAAAAACTTTTTCAATTCCTATAACCGAATCTGGAACTTGAATAAAATTAGAATTTTCATAAAAATTAAAAGAAGTAGTTCCAACACCAGAAATATTTGTTGTTCCTGTTGTAGTAACAATACCAACTCCATTTGGTGCTTTTGCCTTCCCTCTATTTAAATCTTCTTCAGTAATTTTATATTTTAAATACATTCTTTCAACACCATCAAAGTGTCTTTCTTGAAAATATTGTAAAGCATCATCTACTAAATCATCTATCTGCTCATCTGCCAAATTAATTTCTAAGACTGGAGCACCTAACTTTCTTAGACAATAATCTACTAATCCTTGTCTGCTGCTTGGTTGGGACATTAATAAGATCCTCCATCTATAGTATTTGACCAGGTTGGAATACCCGAAGAATTAGTTGAAACTATATAGTTAGTTTCTGATATTGATGTAGAAGTAGATCCAGCAGAAACTAATTTATCGTTAAGATCAAAGTATGCAATTCCAAATGGTTCTCCAATTGGATAATAAATTCCATCTGCAACAGTAAGAATTCCTGTAATGTTTCCATTACGAGCAGTAAATTCATCAAATACTAAATCATCTTCAATATAAAGAT